AAACACATGGCACGATTTTCCTAGAGTATTTTGCGCCCTGGTGGTCTGATTCCGACATTTGCACCCGCCTGATACAGGCGCAGGAGCAAATGTCGGAATCGAAAAGACCATTGGTGAAACTGTTCGGCGCCGCATAATTCGGCGACAACGTATTACATGAAGCTGAACCGGGAAGCCCGGCTTTCAGTTCCATGTGCCGGCTTCAATCTTCCGCGAGCGGCAGCGCCACGCGGACGCGCAGGCCGCCGAGCCGGCCCTTGTCCAGCTCCAGCCCGCCGCCATATTCGCGTATCGTGTCGCGCACGATGGCAAGGCCGAGGCCGGTGCCGGGCTTGGTCTCGTCGACGCGGCTGCCGCGTTTGAGCGCTTCCTCGATCCTGTCCGCCGCCAGTCCCGGCCCGTCATCCTCTATCGCGATCTCGAACTGCCGCTTGCCGACGACAGGCGCGACGCCGATAGCGATACGCCCGCGGCCCCATTTACCCGCATTTTCAAGCAGATTGCCGACGATCTCCTCCAGATCCTCGCGCTCCCCGGCGAATACAGCCTCAGACATGGCATTGTTCAGGCTCACCTCGAAACCGGGATTGAGCTTGGCGCTTACCCGCCGCATCCGCTCCAGAACCGGAGCGACGGGTGTGCGGAACACCACGCTGTCGCGCTGCGCGGCGATGCGCGCGCGCTGGAGGTAGTGCTCGATTTGCACCTGCATCGCCTCGCTCTGCTCGCGCACCACGCGCCCCTGATCGCCGCCAATGGCGCGGCCCTCGTTGACGAGCACGGAAAGCGGCGTCTTGAGCGAATGGGCGAGATTGCCGACCTGCGTGCGCGAGCGTTCCATGATGCGCCGGTTGTTCTCGATCAGCGCATTCATCTCGTGCGCCAGCGGCGCGATCTCCGTCGGCAGCGACGCGTCGAGCCGCGACGAGCGGCCTTCGCGTATGTCGGCCAGCGCCTGCCGCACCTTGTCGAGCGGGCGCAGGCCGAACAGGATCACCGCCGCGTTGATAAGAATGCTGCCCATGCCGAAAATGCTGAGATAGGCGGTGAGCCGCGTGCGGAAATCGGAAACTTCCTTCCTTACCTCGCTCAGATTGCCCATGACACGGAAGCGCGCCACATGGTTGGCGCTGTCCAGAACCACTTCCGTTTCCACGACATAGAGTTCCTCGCCATTGAGGCCCGGCAGCGAATAGCTGCGCATGAAGGAACTGTCGAAAGGCACCTGCGTGACGGGGATTTCCGGCACCGTGCGGCCGATGAGGGAGGGCGACTGGAGCCGCCCGGTGACGCCGGGCGTCACCGGCTCCACCGACCAGTACCAGCCGGAAAGCGGCCGCGAATAGCGCAGGTCGCCCAGTTCCGGGCGGCCCTGCAAGGTTCCGTCCGGGGAAATGCTGACCGCGCCGACGAGACTGAAAAGATGCGCCGAGAGCAGCCGCTCGAAATTGTTGCGCGCAGCGGTACGATAGAGCGAGCCGATCAAAGTCGCCACCACCACCAGCGCCACGATGACCCATACCGTCGAGAGCGTTACGACGCGGACGGCGAGCGAGCGCAGCGGCGGAAAAGTGCGGAGAAGCTTCAGCGGCGGCTCTCCCCCGCTTCGTCCGTGCCGTCGGAGCGCATACGGTAGCCCATGCCGCGCACGGTCTCGATGAGATCGACGCCCATCTTCTTGCGCAGCCGCCCGACGAAGACCTCGATCGTGTTGGAATCGCGGTCGAAATCCTGATCGTAGAGATGTTCGACCAGTTCGGTGCGCGAGACTACCTCGTCCATGTGGTGCATCAGGTAGGAAAGCAGGCGGTATTCGTGCGAGGTGAGCTTGAGCGGCGCCCCGTCGATGCTGGCCTTGGAGGTCTTGGTGTCGAGATGAAGCGGCCCGCAGACGAGTTCCGACGAGGCATGGCCGGCGGCGCGGCGGATGAGCGCGCGCATCCGCGCCAGCACTTCCTCGATATGAAAGGGCTTTGCCACATAGTCGTCGGCGCCGGCGTCGATGCCGGCCACCTTGTCGCTCCAGCGGTCGCGGGCAGTGAGCATGAGCACGGGCATGGCGCGTCCATCGCGCCGCCAGCGCTCCACCACGCTGATTCCGTCCATATGCGGCAGGCCGATATCGAGGATCACCGCGTCATAAGGCTCCGTGTCGCCGAGGAAATGCCCTTCCTCGCCGTCATAGGCGCTGTCCACCACATAGCCGGCGGCGGCCAGCGCGTCCGACAATTGCCGGTTCAGGTCCTTGTCGTCCTCAACGATCAGGATACGCAAGCGGACAGTCTCCCGTTATAGGCTCCCATAATAAGCGCCCATGATATGCATGAACGCTTTGCACGAACCGCCGCGCGTCGGAAAGGACACGCGGCGATCCATCGTCTTGCAGTCGCTTATTGAGCGGGAACCGCCACTTCCACGCGGCGCGGGCGCTCGCCGCCGCGGCCGGGCACCAGCACCACCACGACGCAGACCGGCTTGCCGTTCTGTGTCGTGGGCGTGGACTTGGCGAGCTGGCCGCCCTGCGAAGCGGCCACCCGTTCGCCAACCGCCGCGCAATCTCCGGCGGCTGCGATCAGGAGGCGGGCCTTCTGCGGCGCGGCAACCGGCGTGATGCCGGCATAGGCCGGGAAGGAGACAAGACCGGCCGCGAGAAGCGCGATAAGGTGAGGTACAGGGTTCTTTGTCATCATGTCGCCATGTATAGCGCCCGACGGCTGAACGATGGATGAACGGCCACCGCCCCGTCGGGCCTTGAAGATAAGCCAGATTCTAGCTATCACGCTTTATGAAATTATGAAATGCGCGATGTTGCCCCCATGCGGCCGATAATCGTCACCATCGCGGCGACCGCGGTCGCAAGCTGCAGCAGGATATCGGCCAGCGCGCTCTGGTCGATCATGTCGGTGGCGAGGCCGAACATGCCGGCCAGCGACAGAAGCACCGCCACCAGCCCCGCCCAGACCGTGCGGGAAAGATACCATGGCTTGTCGGTTGTCATTCGTTCATTCTCCTGAAGATCACACGCCGTTTTCCAATTCGAGTGGAACGAATTTGACATTTGCCTCCCATGCGACATCGAGCGGCGAGCAAATGTCAAATTCAAAAGTTCCACTAGACAATCAATAAGTTACTAGCGGTCTTTTCGATTCCGACATTTGCTCCTGCGGTTGTATCAAACGGATGCAAATGTCGGAATCAGACCACTAGCATAGCCGCGTCGCCCGCCCCGCTGCGCGCCCCGACCATGGCGACGCGGATGCTGAACGGTCCCGGTGCGGTCTCGGCCGCGCGCAACGCCCGCACATAGGTCCAGAACGGTGTTTCCACCTCGGCGTGGCGCAGCATGCTTCCACCCTGCCAGACCTCGACGGCATAAAGCTCGTTGTCCTCGCCGAGCGGAATATCCGTGCCGAGCCAGCTATCGGCATCGATCCGCCCCCGCCTGATCCAGCGCAGGGCGAGATCGCCGTCGGCAGTCCATTCGTGCTTCAGATGGACGGGCGAAAGCGGGCGCAGGGCGCGCAATCCGCCGGTCATTTGCACCGTGTCGAAGAAGGCGTCGGAGAAGGTCTTGCCGGCAGCACCGATACGCCAGTTGAGTTCCAGCCCCAGTTCGGAGGCCGAAAGCCCGGCGGAAATCACCGCTCCGTCCAGCAGCACGAAAGGCGCCTCCGCCGGCTTCGCCTGAAGTGCGGCCGCCTCGGTGCCGAGCTGGCCGCGCAGCAGCCGGCGGAGCCGCCAGCGATTCTGCCCGATCTCTTCAGCGTCGAGGAACTGGAACACTTCCCATGTTCCGTCCGGCGCCTTCAGAAGGCCGGTATTGGCCCCGTTCAGCACCTGCGCGAGCGGCACTGACTGCAATTCGCCGGAATAAAGGATGATCTCGGCGGCATCGCCCGCCAGCAGACGACCGGACGGGCCGCCCGGAAGTGCTGCGGCCAGTTCGCCGATCACCGCCCTTTCCGTGACAAGCACGCGCTCGGAAAAGCCCTCCTCGACCGGCGAGGCGTAAGCCGCCGCACCGCGCCAGGGCTTCGCATGGCAGGCTATGCGGAACTGTCCCGCCGGCTCCTCCGCGCCCGGCCAGAGCGGCAGATCGAGCAGATGGAAAAGCGGCTTCATGTCGGTGGCGGGGCCGCCCGGCACGGACACCGGCGTTTCGCTCCTGTCGGTAAGGACGATGTTCGGCGCGAGCGCCGTGGCCTTGACCGCGCGCACAGCGCCGTCCTCGATCCCTGTCACCACGTAATCGCGCCCGCCGCCTGCCATGTCGAGCCGCAGCCGGTCGCCGGCATGGAGCGCGGCGTTCGACCATGGCAGCGAGAAGCGCGCCGTGCGCCGCTCGGCGTGCCGGCGCGCCATCCACGCCTCGGCCAGCGCCCCCGCCTGCCCCTGTTCCATCGAACCGGAAAGGCTCAGCGTCTCCGTGCCCTGCCCCGCATCGCGGCGGGCGCTCGCCGCCATGACCTGAAAGTCGCGCATCGGATCGTTGCAGTAGAGTTCCACTTGCGACGGCAGCGTGCCGCCGTCCTCCAGTTCCAGCGTCAGCGCCTCGCCTTCCTCCGGCTGCACCAGCGCCTTGCCCAAGGAAAGCACGGGCGCGCCGCGCTGGATGTTGCGAAACACGAATCGCCCGGCCTCCTCATAGCCGTGTACGCCAAAGGCGTTCAGGAGCGGCTCCAGCACGCCGCGCGCGCTCGACGGCTCCGCGATGACGAAGCCGGAGAGATGCCCCTCCGTACCGGAGCAATCTGCTTCACCCAGACCGAAATCAGAAAGGATCGCGGCGATCAGTTCGTCCAGCGCCACGCCGCTCAGACGCCCGTTCAGCCAGTGGCCGAGCCGCCAGTTCGCCGTGTCGCCCCAGACCGTGTCGCCGAGCGGAAATTCGGGAAAAGGCCGCGTATCCCATGCCCAGACATAGACGCGCTCGCGGTCCAGCATCGGCCCGCCATAAAGCGCAGACACCGGATTGCTCTCACGCCAGTGGCTGTCATGGGCGCGCAGGAAGCGGTCCATGGCGCCGTCGGCACGCCCGCCGCTGGAAAAATAAGGTGTGGCGTTTTCCGACGATTTCGGATCGGGAAAGACATTGGGCTGGTTCGGCCCCTTGTCCACCGCCGGGCAGCCCAGCTCGGTGAACCATATGGGCTTCGACTGAGGCACCCAGCCGGTCGGCTGCGGTGTTTCCGCGCCGCCGATACGGTTGAAATGCGGATTGCTCCACCACGCGGCGATATCCTTGTAGCGATAGACCCACGGCTTGCCGGCCATCCCGTCCGTGATCGGCGTGCGCCGGCGGGCAACGCGATCCTCCGCACTCGCATAATACCAGTCGAAGCCCTCGCCGGATGCGACGCCGCGCGCAAGGCCGGCCAGATCGTAAGGCGTCTCGAAACTATCCGGGTTGCCCCCGCTGAAATCCGTGTCGCGCCAGTCGGAAAGCGGCATGTAATTGTCGATGCCGATGGCGTCGATGGCCGGGTGCGACCACAAGGGATCGAGGTGGAAGAAGAGATCGTCGGTGCCGTCCTGCGCCTGATAGCCCGCATATTCCGACCAGTCCGCGCCATAGGTTATGCGGCAGGCCGGACCAAGACGGCCACGCATCTCCGCCGCCAGCGCACAGAGATGGTTCACGAAGGGAAAGCTCGCGCGCCCGTCGCGAACCGAAGTAAGGCCGCGCAGTTCCGAACCGAGCAGGAAGGCGTCCACCCCGCCCGCCCTCGCGGCGAGATCGGCGCAATGGCGCAGGAAGCGGCGATAGCCCCATTCGCCTTCGACAAACGCCGTCACCTGATCCGCCGCCGCCGGCGTCGCGTCGGGCGAGCCGGCCACGCCGATCGCGGGAAAGCAGGTGATGCGGCCGCGCCATGGATAGGCGGGCTGGCCGATGCCGCCAGAAGGCGACGGCAAGGTGTTGCCCGCAGGCACATCCATCATCACGAAGGGATAAAGCGTGACGGAAAGCCCGCGCGCCCTGGCATCGCGGATGGCGGCGACGACACTCTCGTCGGACGGCGTGCCGCCATAGGCAGCGCCCTCTCCGTTGGTCGAGATCAGGTGCGCCGCCCCGCGCGCGACATTCTCCACCTTCCATACACGGCTGGCCTTGCGCGCCGACAACGCCGTGACACCCGGACGGATGCGGCATTGCCCGGCGCGCAGGTCGTCGCCGAACCATGACAGCACGATCGCCACATGGCGCAGCGCCGGGCAGAGCGCCTGCAACTCGTCGAGCGCGGCAGTCCAGTCGCTCGCAGCACGAAGCGCATTGCGGTTAAGCACGCGCTTCGAACCGGGCGTCGGCTCGTCGGTGACGGCGACGGGCATGAGGCCGAACTCGGTCGAACCGGGGATCAGCGCCACAGCATTCAGATTGCGCGCCGCCTGTCCGACCGGGCGCACCACCTCGAACTGGAATTGCGGCATGCGATTGCCGTAGGCGTCGAGCGGGATGCGCTCGAACACCACATAGGCCGTACCGCGATAGGCGGGCGCCTTGCCGGCACCCTGTTTTGCCTCGATCAGCGGATCGGGCTGCTGGTCCGCCGTGCCGCGATGGACGCGCATCTCGATCTCGGTCAGGTCCAGTTCCTGGCCGTCCGCCCAGACACGACGGATGAAGGCGATTTCGCCCTCGGCCACCGCGTAAGCCGCATTGCCGAAATAGGAGTAGGTGCTGACCTTCGGCCCGCCCTTGCCGCCCTGCCGCTCAGTGGTCTTCTTTTCCTCGAAGCGCGTCGTCCAGATCAGCGTGCCGGAAACGCGCGCCGTGCCGTAGACGAAGGGCAATGCCGCGCCCTCCTCCGCCGTGGTCACGCGGCCGCCGTTCAGCCGCGCGCCCTCGATATGACGGGTGGAATTGATCAGCGCATTGTCGATGGCATAGCCGCCCATCGCGCCGAGGCCCGCGCCGATGGCCGCACCCACGGGGCCGAAAATGCCGCCGACGGCAGCACCCACCGCCTGAAGAACGACTGTCGCCATGGCTCATGCTCCCGGTTCAGGAAAAATGAAGATACCCGCGATGCGCCGCCGCCATTGCGGCACCAGCGCGGAGGACAGCACGCCATGGCCCTCATAGGCATGGATGAAGCGTCCGCCCCCATCTTCGCCACAAGCCATGATGCCGAGATGCTTGGCCGCGACATCGGGCCGCCAGCGAAAGACGATCAGATCGCCGGGCAGCGGGCCGCCGTCATCATCGCGCCGCGCCATGTGGCGGGAGGCGGCGGCAAGCAGCCGGTCGCCGGCGGCGGTCTCGTCCCAGTCAGGCGCGTAAGGACCAGGATTCTCCGGCTCGCAGCCATAAAGCGCGCGCCAGATACCGCGCACCAGACCGAGACAGTCGCAGCCGACGCCCTGCCTCGACGCGCCGTGGCGATAGGGCGTGCCGATCCAGCGTCCGGCCTCCGCCAGAACTCTTTCGGACATAATCATGGGACCAGCGCGCTCCCGTCATATTCGCTGCCGGTGCCGGCATAAGTGTAGGCGGCATCGTTGCCCGGCAGATGCGGGAAGCCGCGAAAATTGACGCCATTGCCGAACTTCGCCTTGCAGGTGGCAAAGCTCTTGTCGCAACCGGCGAGGATGCGGAACGTGTCGTCCGGCGCGGCGGGCATGACCGGCGGTTCGTTGAGGACGAGCCGCGTTCCGTCATGGGCCGCCACGCGCATCCGCGTGCCCGCATTGCCGCCACTTGTCCAGGTGAGATAACCGCCCGCGAACCAGCCGGACGCAAAGCCGTCGAGACCGGCCACGGTCAGTTCCGTTCCTTCGGCGGCAACGATCCGGCCCTCGCCGAGAAACCGCGGATCGTCCGCGCTCACGCCGCAGCGCGTGTCACCCGGCTCCGCATCGCAGAGGCGGCGCACGCGCCGCCCGCGCACGGCGTCGAAGGCCGCCGCCGCACCCTTCAGTTCCATCACGAAGCGGCTCCCCGAACGGCTGATCCGGTCGACCGTCCAGCGCCGCAGCAGCATATGCTGGTCGGGCGCGGCCCAGTTGACCAGATGCACCTCGACCGCGGCGCTGTCATAGCGCCCGTTCTCGATATCGGCCTCACCGATGCGCCTGGAGGAAAGCACGCCTTCCACCTCGCCGCCGGGGATGGCGAGACCGAGCGTGTCGGTGGCCTCGCTGGCGTCGAGGCCGGTCAGCGGATCGCAGGCCACACCGTCGACGGCGAGCACGCGGTCATGATCGGTGAAGCCGAGCGCGATCCCGTCGCGGCGGCGGATGATCCAGACAAAGCAATGGTTTGTCGTCTCTCCTTGCAAATGCGATTCAAGCGCGGGCGGAACGGGGATCATGCCTTGACCTCGACGATGGGGATTGAGGGAATTTCGCCGGCCCGGAACGAGGCGATGCTGGCGGTGAGCCGGTCGGTGTCGAAGCGCACCGGCACGTCGAACAGGAAGCCGGCACTGACCACCGCGCCGGGCGCGGGCGCGTAATCGGGCGTGAAGTGAACCGTTCCCGTATCGGGATCGACGCTGTAGGCCTCGCCTTCGGGCAGTTTCGCGCCATTGACGCCGACCGTCACCGATCCGGCCACGGGCCGGGTAATGATGCGGACATAGCTTTCATAATGCTTGCAGAGGCTGAAATCCGACGTAGCGCCGTCGCCGGTGCCGATCCGCTGGTCGCCATGCGACGGCGGCACGCCATCGGCGTTCGAGGAATGGTCGAAGGGATCGCGGAAGCGAAAGGCATGGAGCGAGCCGCGCCTTGCCTCGAAAAAGGCCAGCACCGTCTTGAGATCGTCGAGCGAGCGCAGGCCGGTTCCGGCGTCGAAATGCCGGCGCGATTGCGCCCAGCGCGCATTGCGCTTTTCCATGCCGGACGTCAGCGTGACGATCTCGTTGCGCCATTCCGGCCCGCCCGTCGCCCCGAAGGAGACGCCGAGCGGAAAGCGCACATCTTGAAAGGCTTCGCTCATGGTCTCTCCTCACGCATGATCTCATCCGAGAACCGGTTCCCACTTTTCGGGATCATGCTCATAACCTCCCTGCCCCGCGCCGCACCGCGCCCGCCAGCATGGCCGAAAGCTGCGCTTCCGATTTCCTGAACGAGGATGCGTCGGGCGAAGCCATGTTGAAGACCACCTGCACCTGCCTACCCCCGCCGTCGCCCGCGATGCCGAGGCGACCGTCCGCCCCGCGCGCAAGCGGCATGATCGCTTCCGCTCCCGCCTCGCCGGTGAGGCCGAGCGCGCCGTTGCCCATGCCGA